ATGGTTAAAAACTATGAAGAAGAAGCCTTTAAAGTCATCAGCCGCTTCATAGCATTGTCCCTTACTCCAGATAGATTGATGAAGATAGGAGCTTTTGTTGTCTGCTACGGACAGTTTGAAACTACTTTAGAACGAGCGTTATGGACTTTGAAAGAAGTTGATGTAAAAGGGATCAGACCCTTCACTGAAAAGTTAGCTTCTGATAAATGGTTTGAATGTTTAGGCGAAGGAAATCATAAACTTACTGAAGAGTGTAATGCTGTTTTAAAAGAAGCATCTCTAACAGCTTTGGATCTCTCAAATTATAGAAATAGCCTGATACATGGCTATCTTTTACCAATTGGTGATACACCGTCATTTTTAAGAAACCCTGCATGGCACGGAGAGAAAAGAAACAAAAGTTCAGGAGATGCCTACATTGAAGAGCCATTACTCGATTTAGCAATCCTGTCTGCTTGGACCTTATTGAGACTTGTCAGACTTACTGAAAAGGTATTTGAAGATGAAACAGCTGAGTCTGCGATCATCCAAATGGCGAGCGACATAAGGGAAGCCAGAAGTTTTTCAAGTGAGTTACGCTACCTTAGAGACTTAATGAACTATGAGAAGTATTAAATCAATTGTCAGTATCAAACGTTTTGGTATGGTGGCAGGGCGCAGACTTTGCCACCTTCACAGATTCACTCCGCTGGGCATTCTCATAGACGCAAATCTTCCCATCTGACACCTCCACTTCATCAGACAGTATCAATGTAATCGGCACGGCTGAAACCTTCACCGCTGCCAGGCACAATAGAAGGGCGGATGCTAGTCTCTTCATTTTCATTCCTATGTTAGTAGTCGATTCCGGTATAAACATCTTCAATGTCTTTATCCATGATCCCACAGTAGGCCAGGGTAACGGCCTGCGAGCTATGCCCGTAAAGCTTTGTCAAAGTTGGCAGACTTACCCCGCGTTGCAGCGCGTGGAATCCCATGTTTTTACGTGGTGTGTGCGCCGCGATATGCAGATCAAGACGTTCGCCAGCTTCCTTGAACTTTGTGGACACGGTGACACGGCTGATCGCTTTACCCTTCGCCCTGTTGCTATCAACCTCGAACAAGAACACGTGAGACGGGTTAGCCGCACGGCGCTGTGCTACCAGTTGCAGAGCTTTAGGCGTCAACATCAGAGAACGCGTCTTGCCGGTTTTCTCTTCTTTCAGGTTCAGAATATTTCCATCAATCCGATCAAAGTCGCTGTACTTCAACTTTAGCGCGTCACCGATACGCGCCGCCGTCTGGTTCAGGAACACCCACAGATCACCATAGATAGGATTGCTGTTGTGCTTCCTTAGCAGAGCTTCAACATCAGCAATCTGTTCTTTCTCCCTTACTGGCTGTACTCGTTTCATGTTTTCAATCCTCTATTTGTTGCTTAGAAATGTATCTTTGATCATAACCTGATCATTTACAAGCATTTTCTATCTAATAAAGTCGATTAAAACCTTATTAAATCTGAATAAAACCTACCCCCCGCCGTGGGCAGATCTGCAAAGGGGTGTACCCCTCCTGCATTCATCGCACAATAAATATCATTTAAATCAATGTGTTACACAAAAAATCTGTAAAGCGTTCACTGTGGACGGCTACGGATCAACCTCACCAACCCCGCCAACCTCATCCCACTAAAAAAAATTCTAAGGTAGCTCCCCTTACGGGGCGTTAGCCTGCATCGGCTGCACCTCCCTTGCTCCTACTTTTACCCCGCTCAATCGTACTGCTGCTTGACCGCTGCGACAGGTGAGAATGAGTCGCATTCGGTTTCTGCAAAATATCAGGGCTGATCGAGCGCCAGCGGCGCGTAGAAACTGAATAAAACGTGAATAAAACTCCCTGAATACAGTTAACAAACGTCCATTAAGGTGTGACCGCCAATAAATCAATAGCTTAGAAACTTACTCTTTCTACTTGTGTTAGTTAGAAGGTGAAGGCAGGCAGGCCGGAGGCGTCCACCGAGACACAATGTAATAACATGTAGTGACTATCAAACTATAGGCAGATCTGCCATTCGAAATCGTCAAAATCCGGCGATTTTCGAGATTCACGCACATCAACAGGGAGAGAATAAGGGGGTTGCTTAGCAACATTTAGAATTGTTGAATTGTGACAATCATCTACCGATCACGCTGCAAGGCTTGCTGCGTCTGGTTTTGTCAAAGTTAGGCTAACAAATGAAAGTTAACTTTGGGACTTTGGAACTAACATATGGCATTCTGGAACCCATCTTAACCACGATAATTAAGGGATAATATTATGGGATTTTTAGGGGAATTAAGTAGTTTTTTACATAGTATTCCTGAATGGCTGTCCTCATTTATTACAGCGTTAATTGGTGCTGTTATTGGTGGCTGGTTTACATTGAAAGGAGTAGATCGGGAAGCAACAATTACCAGAAAAGAAGCAGAAAGAGATTCTTTAGAACTTCAGTTGTCGGTATTAAAAGGAATCAAAGGTGAGATTTCTACTCTTCTTGTCCTGTATGACAAGCGTATGAAAGTTCACATCGAGAATATACGTCCTGGTAATATGCTGCTTTTAGGATTTCCTATTGGTGATGATAACTTCACGTTCTACGAGCAAAATGCAAAGTTTATTGCCAAGTTGAATGATGAGCCAAGAGATTCAATCATCAACATCTATACATATGCTCGCTCCTTAATCCAGTCCTTCAAGGGTAATAATCAACTAATTGTTGAGCATGAGAAAATATTGTTAGGGATGGCTGACAAAAATAATAATGCCGATTACTACCAGCGATTGTATGCTGCAAAGCAGGAAGTGATGATCGATTACGCTCAAGGTATTAAAGCCATTGATGGAGAAGTAAGAGAATCTATTGCTAATGGGTTTGCCAATATTGATCAAGAAATTGTACGATTAGAAGACAATCTCAAAAATTTGTCATTGTAAGAAGTGCTGAACAGTAAAGCTAAGGTTTACCATAGGTAAATTTTACCGTCGGTAGATTTTGCCGATGGTGATTAATGCCTACGGTAGATTTTACCACGCACCAACGGTAATTTTTACCAACTCACCACCGGTAAATTTTACCGTGTAATAAGATCAAGATTATTTAATAAGATCAAAAAGAATTAGATATTAATATAATTACAAGATTGTTCTTTCTTTGAACAACAGTTCTTAGAAGTAATATAAATCGTTTGCTCCTGCTCCGTTGTCGCCCACAGAGCATTGATAATTGTGCTACATCGGACGATTGCACGTCCTACCCTGGCACAATGCTATTCCAGCTTTCGATGATAGGTTACACCTCCCATCATCTCAACCTGAGATTTGATGTGCTCCCACTGGCTACGCCAGACACTGGACGTAAGTCCATTGCAGCCAGCACGCTAACGCCTGGCTGATCGGTTAGAAGTGGGTCGCGCCGGATATTCTCCAGAGTTACAGCTAAACCCTAAGTTACAGATAACAGGGCCAAATCTAAGCCATTCTCCGGCGTTTTCTGAGGGTAGGTAATACGTTTGCTTACCTTTGATCTTAAAACACAGCACAGAGTGCTACAGGTGGCTTAAAATTGATTTGGTATGGTTTTGATCAAATGCCTTGACTTGAAGTGTAATAATCGATTAAAGTACTTGACTTTAAGCAAACAGTTGAAATAGATCAATATTTATCTTGACTTCAAACTGCTTATGTAGTAAAGTAGTAGTAGAGCAATAAAGAAATCTATTCTTCCTTCCTCAGCCTCCCCCGGCTATTGATGATTTCTGCTCAAATCCAACAAATGACACTACCGCGCCGCTTTCTCAATGCGTGGAATTTCAGTTAATCCAATTTTATAAAAAGGAGATCACGCCTATGGCTTGGCCTAAATACAAAACGCCTGATGAAGTCTTCCAGCTTTGGAAAGATGGACTGATGACTAAGGCACGAATTCAAGGAAGCTATTTTGATAACTTGAGACTTGGACGCAAACGCGCCGATTTTTACCTTGAGGTTTTAGAACTAATTAAGAAAGAAGAGGAGAATATGTAATGGCTTTTGAAAATGGTTTACACCTCAAACTGAAATCAGAATTACGTAATGCCCTTGTTGAAGAAGCTAAGAAGCAAGGAGTGTCCGCTGTTCGTCTGGCTGCAAAGATTTTAGACGAACATTTTAAATCAACGAACTCTGCCAATGGAGATCATAATGCACAAAACCCGAATGGAACCAAACAAATTCTTTCTTAAATACTACACAGTCCTGTTTCACACCGAAACAATAACCAATCTTGAAACAGGCGAAGTATTCAAACTAAGTTCTACTGATGTTCATCTTTACTGCTATTTCATCGACCAGTTTAAATCATACGGCTTGAAAGGACAGCAGTTTTTTGAAAGTACGAAAAGCATCGAAAGTAAAACTCCTCACGCTTCAGATAAATCAATCCGGGAATTCATCAAAAAATTTTCTAAACTTGGCTTGATCAAGTATCAGAAGATTAAGAAGGGCGGAAAATTCCATAGCAATCTTTATACTTTAGTTCTTACGCCAGATGAGGCGAAAGGGATCGTTAGCTTTAATACAATCTGGAGCAGAGAAGAAGAAACTTCCCCGCAAGAACCACAGCAGCCCGAAACAAACCCCGCTTTACCTTCTTCTGATGATATTCATACGCCAGCCGATTCACTGTCTGATGATGTGCCTAAGCCAACAGGCAAGGTTAACCTTATCTTTAAACCGTATAATCCTGAAGAAGAAGATGAAAATTACGGAGAAGATGAGGAGGAAGAGGAAGAGCTTGCTGATTGGGAAAGGGTGGATGAATCGCCGCCTTCAAAAATAAAACCCTCTTCAATTAGCCTGGCAATGCGTAATCAATTTCACCCGCAAAGGAAAAATGAGAAGGGCGATTATACTGAACACATACCATTCTAAGGGGGATTATTATCAGTCCTGAACAACGTGATTTTATAATCAATGAACTGCGCCGCTGCAAAACTTTATCTGTATCGGTGCTCGCAAAGCGTTTCGGCTTGTCCGAATCGGAAATCAGAAGATTACAGCGCATCGCTAACAACAAATAACAATGCTCACGAAGTGAGTTAAGCCGAGCTTAAACCGCTTTGCGGTCAAATAATGGGGGAATATTGGGTTATACGTCAACAGCCAATCTAAACAAAGCAAAAAACTTTAAACTGGAGAAGAAGCCGCGAGGCAGGCCAGCAAAAAAAAAGCCAGAAAGTAAACTTCCTGAAGGAATCGCACAATCCAATGAACTACAAATCTTAAAAGTCTATTCTGAATCCGAGAAGCTTTCAGAAATAGAACAGAAGACTATTTCCGAAATCGTCTCTTCCTGCCCTGGTGTTTACCATAAGCCGCGCCCTGTAATGAAAACTATCATTCACGCGCCGGAACGCTGGCACTTAATACACGCATCAAGAGAAGAGTTTAGATTTTGGTGCATCTACAACCGTCTTGAAAATCCAATGTTTGAAGGGTACAGCGTAGACATTTTAAATATGACTTCAAGCGGTGAGGGGCTTTAATGGATAACAATACAAACCTATTAACCCGCTTGCGTAAACATCGCCAGTACAGGCAGATCGTTGATGAATATGAACGCTGTGGCTGTTCTTTCATCATCGCACGAAAGTTTATGCTACCGCCAGAAGAGGCCGCGCTTGTGTGCGGTATTATCGACATTTTACAGGAGAATAAAAATAATGAGAATGGAAAAAAGTAAGGAATGGTATTTCAAAAGGCTAACTATTATAGAGCAAGAGTTAGGCGTATTGATCAGGATGAAAATCTTTAAAAAGAAAACCCTTATTCTAAATTCTCTTGATCAATTGATAGATGAACTTAGCTATCTTACAAAAGATGCTCTTGCGTCTAATACACTGGACGGCTTCGATAAAGCAGACTTTCAGCGCGGGGTAATGCATTTACTTGAACTATTCAAAGAATGTAGAGAAATGATAAATGCGATGTTTGAACTTCAAATGAAAGTGCAACCTGCTATTAGATGTAAGATTCTTACGGAGTTAAACTAATATGGCGACGATAGAACAGATCGAAAAGGTACGGGCTTACGCATACTTTCCGAGCCAGGCACAATTACCGGATAGCGTCATAGCCAGCAAAATAGATATGTGGGCAGATGTCCACGGAGACACACCGCAAACGCTCTATAAGGCTCTTTTAGATTGTCTAAGGTATCTTGTCTACACCGATCCCAATATCGCATCAGGAACCGGCACAGGCGGGAATAGCCGCACTGAACAAGTGGGACAGGTGCAGGTTACAACAGAGACGACAGGCGAATATGTCTCTAAGTGGAAACGCATCTTAGACGGGTATCTATCCGGCGATCTGCGCTTCCCTGGAATACGTAGCCCGAAAGGTAAGAGTGTAATCATTGGCGGAGTTGACCGCCACGAGATCGACCGCGTGAACGCTAACCCGTACAGCGTAAACGGATTGCTAAGAGACGGCAGAGACCGATTCAAAATTATAAGAGGAGAATTCGAATGAGAGATATTAAACAGGAGTTTGATCAGTTTTGGGATGGTGTGAGCGATATTGTAATATCTCTGATTCACAGTGATTACACCTCCACAGATACATTCTTATCTAACTTTGCTTTCGTCAAAGAACGTTATTTCAAGTTCAATGACACGCTATCGCCAGAGGATAGAACCTGGCTTGCTGAAAACCATCTTCCCGACTTTGTAGAGCTATTGCAGTGCAGCACAGCTATTGCAGCAATATCTGCAACTTTGGAGCACGTGACGCGACCGCAGGCAGGCACAGCGATCCACTAAACAGAATAATTATGCCATAAAAGCGGTTTTTTATCTAAAAAATACGCGAAACTCGTTGCAAAGATCGAATAATTATGCTATAATTAATTATGTAGGGTAAGTCTGTTAGAGAGCTTTCATACCACTACAGCAGGTGATTTGCATTGTGCCTGTATGCGGAAAGGGAGTTGTGTCCAAAATGCAATTTAATGCAGTTGTTAAGGTGTCGTCTAACGCCTTTCCCAAAGGTTCAGGAGAGCCATAGACAATATTATTTTGAAATCTTCAGCAATTTCAAATATCCAACAGGCCGCAGCGGTTCGCCTGTGTTTGAAAGGGAGTGATTACCCGAATCGCAATAAATTATATGTTGGAGACAGCCTATAATTGGTTTCTAACCAAAAGTTCCCGTCTTGCGCTTTATAAGGCTGTGGCAGGCCATAGACATAAACAAGAGTAAATGCTTGTTAAATTCCTTAGTTTAATTCAGGGAACTAAGTTCCCTATTTATTTCAAATCGCCGCCGTCCGGCGGCGATTACAATCTATTTTTTACAACAAAATCACCTCTGGTGCTTAAGCCTCTTTCAATCTCCTGTTAGAGGCTATTTTTTTATGGAATTCATAAATGAGCGATTATAAAGAATATAATAGGCAATCCTTTTTAGGTAAAGTTCCCGTTACTCTTCTTCTTGATGATTTTGAAACAGCTTCGACACTTACAATTCTTGCAAGACAATATAAAATTCCTGTCTTAGAAGAGAACGTGATCACAAGCGAATTACTATCTAAAGCCGATACTTATCCAGATGTTATGAAACGCTTGCAAGAGATTGAAGCATATAACCTGGTAAGGCTTTTAGAAAAGAAGAGTAAAACTGTTAACGAAAGTTCTGCAAGTATCTCTATCACTAAATCTGATAAACAGGTTGATGCAATCTCACGTGTTCAGCAAATTGCTGAGCAAATGAATAAATCCAAAGATAAACCATCGAAAGAACAAAATTCTATCGTTGATAAATTAATTCAAACTATAAAAAAATAAGGAGTGTCTTAGATGGCCCTTAACGCTTTTACTAATTCGCCACTGACGATTAAAGACGTGGTATCGCACGAAATCACAGCATTTAGCCGCCGTGTTATCAATGTTGCCCTTAAACAAGATGTTAAGCCAGGTAGCGTAATTACTGCCGCTGGCGCACTTGTTGGATCTGGTGCTACATCAGCCTATGTCGTGCTTGAATATGCTTCTGCATCGTCTACCGCTGTCCCTGTGCTTGTTGCCGGTACAAACGTCTGGCTAAAGAAATTCGCGCTGCAATGTAATGATGTAGACAAAGCCGTAGAACTGCTTTCCGCTGATCCGGCTGTCCGTTTCTCAGACAGTGCAACCCTGCCAACAACCTAATAAAGGATAATAACTATAATGGCTAACTTCCAATATTCACAATGGGGAATGACAGATCTTGTTCCTGCATTTTCACAGACTTCACAGCAAAACTATCTGCTACAGGCTTTGGGCATTTTCGAGAAAGAAGGTAGTTCAGAGATCCGCGTATCCTTTGACCGTCTGGCAGAAACAAACCAATCCCTAATGAATACCCCAAAAAAGCGTTACAGTTTTGAACACAATTCAACTGAACGCGGGACAGCTACTAATTATCGTGTAGAAATTCCATATTTCCTGCGTCACGATTCAATTACCGCTGAAGATTTCCAGCAAGGTAAGCGCCGCGCTGGTAGTACCGAAGAAGAAACTTATTTAGATATTCTTGGGGATTATATCCAGGCACACGCTAAAGCACATAAACGCACGGTTGAAACAATGTACGCTCGCGCTCTTTTCACTGGTGAAGTTTATACGCCTTTCACTAAAACCGAAGATCCACGCCAGATTATCGACTACGCTACAAGCTTTGATGCCCCGTTTATGACGGAAACTATTGATCTGAACTCAAGCACTACTCTTGACGTGTTGGAAGCCTTTAACGGGTTTCTTGATCGCATTAACGCCGCTGCTGATGGTCTTTATAGTGATATTACACGTGTAATTGTGTTTGCAGGTGCTGATGCTTATAACCGTCTCCGCTTCCATCCTTCAATGAAAGAAGCTTTCCAGTACGTTAGCCCACTGGCTGAGGGTAATATTATTATCCAGCGTCAGGATCTGCTACCGAACGTGCAGACAATGAGCCTACCAGGTTTGAGCGTTGATGTTATCAAGGTGACTGATCCGCTGCTAACTGCGTATCTTGCGAGTAATGAAATGCTTATGATGCCTATTTTTAGGGCTGGCACGAATGCTTATCAGCATATCTATAGCCCTGCATCGACTAACTCACGTCTTGCACGTACAAAGATTGCACAAGAATATTTCTCCTACCTGATCGAGAACGATTTAGGAGAAGAAAGAATTTATAGTGAAGCCGGTATTCTTCCAGTAAACCACGTTACGAATATGGCAATGCGTATTACAGCAACGATCTAATAATGCTCCGTGTGTTATTCCTACTGATCTTATTATGTATTGAGATTGGTATCTATTATGGTGCTGCAACTTATATACCGCTGCACCTAATACCCTTGCTGTTTGGAGTATGAAAATGAAAATTACATTTGAAGATGACAGCGGGCAAAAAGTTATCTGGTCGAATCTAAGTGAGAGTGATTTACGTAAGTATTTCAACTTATCAGCACTTGCTCAAGCTAACGGCCTTGCTGAATCTACAGTTAGATCACGCCTACATCGTGGGATGCCGCTATTGCTGGCACTTAATGTAGAACCAGAATAACAAAGCAACCGCTTATTAGCCCTGTCCCTTAACGGGGATGGGGCTTTTTTATGGAGTAAATAAATATGGCAACAAAAATTCAGGCCGCAACGTTAATTAACCGTGTGGTGTACCAGACGGATCGCAACAGTCTTAACCAGGCACGTAAGCAGATGAGACAGCTACGCCAGCAGATGGAAAACGATTCTGTTAAACAGTCGAAAGCTGAGATCAAGCGGATGCGTGACCAGGCAGATGCGGAGATAAAAGAAACGAAACGTGCCGCACGTGAGAAGGCCAAAGCAGAGAATCAAGGCAGCGGGAAGCGTGCCGGAGGCGGGAAAACGCAGGCAGAACGCGATGCAGCACGCCAGGTTAAAGAGCAACAGCGCCAGCAGGCCAAACAACGCCGCGAAGAAGAGAAACGCATCAGGGAACAGGGAACGCGCCAGGAACGGGCCAATCTGATGCTACGCCGTAACGCTTTCGATATAACGAGAATGCAGGGGCTGAACCAGGAACAGCGCCACAACGCGATCAGAGAAGTCCAGCGCATCAGCCAGGCATATCACGATCAAACTATGAGCCTACAGGCTAGCAATGAAGCTTTGCGACAGCAGCGCCGACAGCTACAGGCAATCGCCAGAGAAAGCCGCGCCGCTAACCACCGTGCCGGTGTTCCAACGCCAGCAGGACACAGCCGTCTTGCTTCAAGTCTTGCGCTTGCCGGTGTTGCCGGTGGTGTGGGGTATCTCGGAGAACGTGCAGCCGGTGCTGCTCGTGAGACTCTACAAGGCTCGGTCGAAAGGAATTCAGGACGCACGCAACTGAACAGCTTAGGCGTTTCTACGCTTGAGGCTGACGCCTTGATCGCTGAAGCACGTAAGAACGGGTATAACTTCACCTATGAACAGCTTGCGGATAAACAGCGCGATTACAATGACAAGGCCGGTCAGTTAACTGCTAATGGAAGCTGGAAGCAGGCAAAAGACGGATCTTGGAGTCTATCGGGTGGTGGGGAATTTGGCGATATTGTGAACAGTGTTACCGCGAAGAGGGGCAAAGCCGCAGGGGAACAAGTTGTTTCAAACCTGCAAGGGATGAACTTTACTGAATTCCTCGTGTACTTGCGTCAGTTACAGAAAACGATGGGATACAGTGAGAAAGAACTCACCGCATTTGCTGAAGCGATTGATGACGGCAGCGTAGCACTCCAGGCGGTCAAAGATGGCGGGAAAAACCTTACTGATACAGCTATGCAGATCGCGCGCAGTGGTCAGAGCTTAACAGATCAGCAAAGCCAGAATTTATCCTATCTCTCTAACCTCGGATCAGTCGCACAGTCTGCATCTGAAAACCTCGGAGATACTTTTTCGAGCGGGTTTGCGGAGAGATTCCGCGAGCTTGGACAAGATAGCGATAGCGTTAGAGACAGCTTCAAACAGCTAAAGCCTATAGCCGATGAGCTGGGTAAAGAGCTGGGCGGGTTAGTTGGCTGGATAAGTTCCCATTTAGGCGTGATCCCAGGCAGCGCCGGATATAATGAAAAACATTATAAGGAGGCCTACAACAGCGCGTTAGAGCACAAGGATGATAACTGGTTTATACGCTGGGTTAACAAGAGATGGGAGTCTAATTCAACCGCAGGCAATCAGGGATGGCAAGACGCTTTAGCCGGTCGCCCGATTGATCAGAAGTACGTAAACCCATATGGCACAACTGAACCAAACTTCACAACGCAGAATGCTTTAGATCAGCGTTATGCAAACCTGGCTATGGGTAATCCGCTCGACTTCCAGACGCCTAAGTTTGAATTTGAGATTCACAATGAAACCAACGTGAATACCAATGATGATCGCTTGATGGGTGTCTTTACTGCACACACACAGCAAGAGATTCTGAATAGTTGGGATGATATGACATTCCAGGTTAACAACATGACCAGCAACAATTAATGCTGATGGCAGTCAGTTAGCCAGAGGCTAAACCGCTTTGCGGTCAACTAACGGACTGGTTAGGCGGGTGCGGAATTCATGATAATGTGTCCGCATCCAATCTTATTTTAAGGAGATTAACGTGAATTTTGAAGACTTATCTTCACAGGAACTTGATGAACACATCATGCAACGTCTTGTTTTTGATGATGAAGAGTTATTACCATTACTAAAAGGCCACATTTTCATAGAAAAAGTTTTGGAAACACTAATTTCACGAAATCTCGTAGCGCCGAAGGTTTTTTTCAAGTCTACACGTTCCTTCGACCTTAAAGTTGATTTGTCTTTTGCTATGGGGTTAATAAATGAAAAATACTATTCTGCATTCAAAGCTATCAATAAAGTAAGAAATAATTATGCACACAAGCATGATTATAAAGTTACCCTTGAAGAGTTAAATAGCTTCAAGTTTGATTGGGCAAATGTTCAGAATTTAGCGTATGAAAAGGCATGTAATAAGAGCATTGAGGACAGCGCAAGAATTGCCACTATTTTTCTTTGCTGGAAAGCAATGCTTCTTATAGGAAAAGACGAAGAGTAAAGTTAGGGGCCAATGCCCCTTTCCTCTAAGTATCAAACTCAGAATAAGCGATTAGCTCAACATACTGTGATAGCTCTTGAGGCGAAGCAGATTTTTTAGAATACGTCTTAAAGCTTTCAGTATTACCGCGCTCATGCCCCATCAATAGAGCGATCCTATCCTCAGGAACTTTGTTCCTGTCCAGTTGCTGAGCGTAGGAATGGCGTAGCGAGTGAAATACTTTTCTTTCTGTGCCAGCTTCGCCCAAAGCCTTACGCTTCTTGCGCGTAAATTGTTGAGAGTGCCAGGAAGAGCGCTTACCATCTGCACGGTCTGTGATTGATGCATGGTAGAACAGGAAGCCGTCATAGGGCTTCTGGAGAAGCGTAGTAACCAGTGCAGTTAACTTGCTGTGGACAGGGATGATTCTGGCCGCCGATTTTGTCTTACCTTCTAAAACTTCAAAGCACAACACATCTTCAATCGTCTTAACGTTAACTGATTTCAGGGTGCACACCTCGTTGAGTCGCATACCGCTATACATTCCGATAAGCGTTACAGCTTTCATTTCATCATCAAGCAGGCTGTAGACCTTCGCTAACTCGCCCGGAGCGAATACTTCATAGCTAACCTTGCTGCTTTTCGCTTCCAGCGCATGACCGCGCCAGGGATTATCCTGTGGTGCATCGTGATACCGGTTCTTAGCCAGATCCCAAATCTGAGCAAGGGCGCTGATATAGTTTTGTATCGTCTGAGGCGCTTTCTCATTTTTTAGCTTATCAAGCCAGCCTGTTACGGTTGTTCTGTTCACATCCTTTAGCTGAACATCTTTTTTCTTGAGATGAGCAAGTAACACCTCTACGGCTTTGTTTGTTTTGGAAAGGGTAGTCAACTTTCGTTTCTCGCTGAATTGCACAAGGTAGAGATCCAAAAGTTTGAGAAGTGAAGGGCAGGTAAGAATAGATTCGCCCAACGGGATTGGGTTTTCTTTGGCTATGTTTCCTATCTGGCGTAGCTCATTGATGATTCGTTCCATCTTTGTGCCGCTGGGCTGTGGTTTTAGCTGTTCCCTTAATCTGGAAAATTCTACGGCGATAGCATCACGGATCAGCCTTGCTTGCCTGATGTCTCGTGTGCCAGTGGACTTGATGAAGTTCTTTTTGCCGCTGAAATACCCTCGCATGTAAGCAGGTAGCGCAATGCGAACCATGTACACACCACAAGGATCAAGAATCAGATAACGATCTCTCTTGTAAATCATGAAAACCCCGGTTATTTTGTCGGGGCAATCTCATGGCGAAATTGGTATGGTTAGCCGTAGGCGCATTCTAACGAATTGATCAAAATCAATGAGTTAGGAGACGCAGTTGATTCAAAATCAACCGTAGAAATACGTGCCGGTTCGAGTCCGGCCTTCGGCACCAGTATCCTGTCCATCCTCGTCCGAGGAAGTCTAAAAAACCCTTTAAAATCAACAAGCAGGTTGATTTTATCATCCTGCGTCGTCCGAGCACATCCGTTGCAATCCAGACCTCGGTGGGGGCATAATTGGGGGCATTTCCACTTCGATAAGAAATGTGCCCCCAAAATGAAGCTGAATGCCCGTCAGGTCGACACTGCAAAGCCCAAAGAAAAAAACTATAAAATGGCCGATGGCGGCGGTTTGTATCTTGAGGTCACGACTAAAGGATCAAAGTACTGGCGCATGAAGTACCGGCGTCCAGCTGACAAAAAAGAAGACCGACTTGCCTTCGGCGTTTGGCCGACAGTGACGCTTGCCGAGGCACGTGCTAAGCGTGACGAAGCTAAAAAGATGTTAGGGCAGGGGATGGATCCCAAAGCGGAACAGAAAGAGGCCCAGGCTGAGAACGCCGGGGCTTATACTTTTGAAACGATCGCCCGCGAATGGCATGCCAGTAACAAGCGCTGGAGTGATGACCATCGTTCACGGATCCTGCGCTATCTTGAGCTGTATATTTTTCCTCATATTGGTTTGGCAGATGTTCGTAAGCTGAAAACCAGCCAGCTGTTAGCACCTATTAAGGCCGTTGATGCCAGTGGCAGGCATGACGTCGCTCAGCGCCTTCAGCAGCGTGTTACAGCGATAATGCGCTATGCCGTGCAGAACGATTATATTGAGTCCAACCCTGCTGTTGATATGGCTGGGGCACTTTCTACCGTCAAGGCTCGCCATTACCCCGCATTACCCTTCAACCGTTTTCCTGAGTTTCTTGCGCGTCTTGCCGCATATCGTGGACGTATGATGACCCGTATAGCCGTCAAGCTTTCATTGCTGACCTTTGTTCGTTCAAGTGAGCTGCGCTTTGCCCGGTGGGATGAGTTCGATTTTGATAGTGCCTGCTGGCGTATTCCGGCGAAGCGTGAAGAAATTGAAGGCGTACGTTATTCACATCGTGGAATGAAGATGAAAGAAGAGCACATTGTTCCGCTAAGCTGCCAGGCTCTTACGTTACTTGAAGAGCTACGGCCGTTAAGCGGTGATAACACACGTTTGTTTCCGGGAGATCACGATCCCAAAAAAGTAATGAGCGAAAATACAATTAATAATGCATTACGTTCAATGGGATATGACACTAAAACAGAAGTGTGCGGTCATGGCTTCCGAACAATGGCTCGCGGTGCCTTAGGTGAATCCGGGTTATGGAGTGATGATGCTATTGAACGCCAGTTGAGTCATTCTGAGCGCAACAGTGTAAGAGCTGCCTATATCCATACATCTGTTCACTTGGATGAACGTCGACTCATGGTCCAATGGTGGGCGGACTTTTTGGACGTAAACCTTAAAAGATTTATATCGCCTTATGATTTTGCTAGAGAAGGCCATCACAAAAGAAGATAATTCATGCATTTTTCAATATAAAACTCTGTATGATTTATAAACTTTGAATGGTAATCTGACCTCCAAGGTTGTATTAGTTTGTTACTATCAACAACGATATGATATTGGAGTTTTGATTACCATGGACATTCCTCACATTTTAAGTCAAAGTATAAATTCTGGTCGTGTTGTTCTTTTTCTAGGATCTGGGGCCACAATCGGAGCTAAGGCACCGAGTGGTAAAGAGGCTCCTAAAGGTAATGATTTAGCTAATATTCTTTCAAAAGAATATTTTGGTGAAGAAAAAACTACAAAAACATTATCTTCGATAGCTGAGCTGGCTATATCGGAGACCGATATCCATACAGTTCAACAATTTGTTAAAGATTACTTTGATGAGTTTGAACCCGCGGACTTCCATTTAAAAATCCCAACTTTTAGGTGGGTTGCAATATATACTACAAACTATGATTTAGTCATAGAGAAAGCATACCAAAAACAATCAAATAAGACTCAAAATATCAAGTGTGTATATAAGAATAGTGACAGGGTTGATGAAATACTTCGGTCCACTGACTCTATTTGCTATGTTAAACTTCATGGGTGCATTACTAAAACTGACGATTTAACAATTCCTTTAATTTTAACTCCAGATCAATATGTTACACATAAACGTAATAGAGACAGGTTATTTAATCGATTAGATGAGCATGGGCATCAGTATACAATAGTTTTTATAGGATACAGTTTAGATGATTCAGATTTAAGACAAGCTCTTTTATCGCTGAGTGAATCTTTAGACGAAAGACCAAGGTTCTACACTGTTACTCCATCACTTTCTGACGCCGAAGTAAGAATGTGGGAAAAAAGAAAAATAACTCCACTCAAAGGAACTTTTGAAGATTTTGTAAATGCGTTGGATGAAACTTCTCCTATAGCATTACGCAATGTTTCTCGCGTTAAAAAGCAACATGAAATTGAGCGTATTTTTAAAAACAACAACTTAGAGTTATCTTCAAAAACGGTTGAAATATTGTTGAGTGAACTCAGTTTTATTCGATCAGATATGCCAACAAATAAAACCCATCCATCAGAATTTTATAAAGGTAACTCTTATGGTTGGGAATCAATTAAAGAGGCATATGATTGTCGAAGATCTCTAACAGATACATTTATAAGTGAGGTTATTTTACTTGAAGAGGTTGAGAGAAATTCAACTGTTGATTTCTTTTTAGTCAAGGGGCATGCAGGCTCCGGGAAAACTATTACTTTAAAACGTATTGCTTGGGATTCTGCGGTAGAATACAACCGAATTGTACTATATTGGGAGTCTTCGAATAAAATAGATACAAACGCTATATTTGAAATTTGCGAAAGAGCGACAGATAGGGTTTTTTTATTTGTGGATAAAGCATCTTTCCATATTTCTGAAATAACGGCTTTGATCAAGAGAGGGGGTAATTCGGAGTTAAAATTAACTATAATATCTTCTGAGAGGGGAAATGAATGGAACATGGAATGTGAGCCTTTACATTCTTGTATTTCAAAAGAATTTAGGCTGCCTTATCTAAAAGAAAAAGAAATTAAAGATTTATTAGATAAATTAAGCAGATTCCAGTGCTTGGGGTTGATTAAAGATTTAGCTCGTGAAAAACAAGAAGAGGCCTTTAGAAATAAATCAGGCAGGCAGATATTAGTTGCGCTCTATGAAGTCACAATGGGTAAATCTTTCGAAGATATAGTATTCGATGAGTACAATAATATTGAGCCAGAACAGGCAAGGTTAATATATAGAACTATTTGTGCGCTTAATCGTTTAGGTGTATCTGTGCGAACTGGTATCATTCATAGAATATTTGGCGTGCCTTTTGAGATTTTCAAACAGAAATTTTTTAGTCCGCTTGAAAATATTGTTCAGGTCGTTAGTCCATCTAATAATGATGATTATGCATATCAAGCTAGACATCCATTAATTGCAGAGTTTGTATTTGCACGCACAATGCTTAATGAAGAAAGTAAAGAGGATTTATATCTCGATTTAATTGACTCTTTAGATATAGGTTATTCATCTGACAAAAAAGCATACCGAGAAATTATTAAAGCGAGAAATCTATTGTCGCTGTTTAACGATCCGTTAGTTATTAGAAGAATCTATGATGCGGCAAGGCAGATTGGGGAATTCGATGATTACTATCATCAACAAATTGCCATTTTCGAAATGAAGAGGAAAAACCCTAACTTTAGACTTGCAGAACAACACTTAGATACTGCAGCAGAGATTGCACCATATAATCCAACTATAAATCATACTAGATCCGAGTTGGAACTTCAAAAGGCGAGGGGAGGGAATGAATTAGAAAGAGAACGGTATCTTTCTCGTGCTCGTGAATACGCACTAACTAATTTAAGGAGTGGATTTGATAATAATCACTCTCATAGTTATCATACTTTATGCAAGGTCCATCTGGAAAAGATATCAACTATATTTAATGCGCAGGATATTGATGAAAAGACTTTAAAGGAATTGATAAAAGAATTTGTGACGACACTCCATTCAGGATTACAGAAATATCCTAACTCAGAGTTCCTTTTGGAGGCGGAATCCAAATTGAGTTCTCTGCTTAATGATAACAAGGGTGCGATAGCATCTTTGGAAAAGGCATTCAATAAAAACAGCGCTAGCACCTTTATAGCAATAGCTTTGTCAAAAGCATATATAAAAAATGGTGATACACCTAAAGCGAGAGCGATCATGGAAACCGTTTTGGAATACTATCCAGCCGATAAGGTTTGCAACGGCCGGCTCGCAAAGATAATCACTGAATTTTATGCTGGCGAAAATGATCTCGCAGAGTATTACTGGAGGAGGTCTTTTACCGAAGGTGATTCAAACATAGAAAATCAATTCTGGTATGCTCGGCAGTTATATATAAATAAAAAATATGAGGATGCTAAGAGGTATTTTGCAATAACCAAAAAGAAAAATATAGCACCAGATATTAAAAGTAAAATACGTGGGCCGATTTTTGACAAAGATGGGGAGTTGCTGCAGTTAGGAGGCGCAATTGTCAGGAAAGATGAAAGTTACTGTTTCGTGCGAGATTTCGCATCTGGTGAAATAGCCTTTCTTCATAAAAAAAATATAACTCATCTTATCCAATGGGAGAAATTAAGAATAGATACACATATTTTATATAATTTGGGTTTCAACTATTCAGGTGCATCTGCATTTAATGCTAGAGAACTTGATGTGTAGTTTACCCTTTGGTGCGCGCTCGTAGCCCCGCCACGCCTGCGCACTTCATGCAGTGGTTTTCATGCACCTGCATGAGTGGCTCCTGGCCGCGCCGCAGCTGGCCTTTCCAGCCGTTCCGGGATGCCTGAAACTCATGCGTTTTCATGCAGCATAGACATGCACGCTCCCTTCGGTAATTAGCGGACACAAAAAAGCCCGGCGCGTAACCGGGCATCAGTTAGGGGTTATCTCTCTGGCTCAGAAAATTTTGCGCTTGCGCCGGTCCGTTCTGGCCCCTCTGAAAGGATGCGCACCGCTCACGCTCAGCACGTCATCACGGAACATCAGCGGCTGATTCACGCTCGTCCATCGCTTAATGAGGTTCTGGACATATACACGGTACAGCGTGTCGGCATCGTTCGCGCCTTCAATAACCCCCGGTGCATGCGTTGAGCCATTCCGTTCAAACTGGCTGTACTTCATCCTGAGCAGGCTGCTCAGCTCTGCGCCGTGAATAATGAAGAAATCATCAATCAGCGTATCAATGCGCTCATCCGTGATGCCCTCATGACAGAATACGTAAGCGTTAGCCTTGCGCCCGGTCACGTCTGCCATCACCGGCAGCTGCTTTTCCTTTTCGGCAATCAGCCCGGCGATGTCAGTTGCCGTTTCCTGCTGCTCCAGATACTCCGCGCGCAGCGTCTTCATCTCCGACGTGACGTTGCCGCCATTCTGTCCCAGCAGTTCACGGAAGCGTGTCCGGTTGTCCCGGCTTGCCTGCTCCATTTCGGCCTTACGCTGGCGCAGCTCGCTGAGGTTCTCAGCGGCGGCGTTCTCGGCCTGCCTTGCCTCCAGCCAGGCCAGCATCTTCGTATTGAGGTCTTCGATACGCAACCGCCATTCAGAGGACAGCCCCTTCACCAGCTCGGTGGTGTGACTGATAACGTCGGCCTCGGGTAACCGCAGGAGCCAACCTGCTTCCTTAAGTGGCCGCTGTGCTCTGGCCTGCGCCGTACCGATACGGTTACCGGCTGCCTGAATCTGTTCGTCGGTCATCTGCTGCTGTGTCATGCTGTTTTTCCTCTCTGTCACGGCTGTGCGTGGCGGTCTTTGCGGGTGCTGGCTGAACCATAACGGCCCAGCGTCTGCGGCTGGCGAACCGGCGCGTCATTCTGCGGTTCCGGCTCTGTCGCTGCGTGCCTGTGGGGCTTCATGATGATTTTCTCGACGCTCTCCAGCGCGGTGAACGTGCAGGAGCAGTCGAGGTTCTGGCACTGGTACCAGGTACGCTTTACGGAGGGCGCTTCATAAGCGCTGGTGCGGGTGTGGGCTACCTGACCACATTCGGGACATTTCAGGGCCATCTCGTTTCCTGTCGGCTGGTTTCAGTAAGTCAATTGTGCCGGGTCTGGCACAGCGGCTTCTACCGAAGGGCGTTGTATGACGGACCAGACAAAAGCATTACTTCTGGCGAGCCAGGAAAAGGTCTCACTGAAGCCTGTTATCAGCTTTCAGTTTTATATAAATCCTTCACCATTCTTCACCAGAGAGAAAAAAATAGTAAATACAGTAAATTAAGAGGTGAAGAGTGAAAAAAGTAATCCTTCACCCTCTATTCACCATCGTTCATCAGCAGGATTTTGGCCTTATTAATTCTTTAGAACGATTGGTTTTAAAAACTTTCTTATATTGGACCTAAAATTATTGGATAAAACCTTATCAGTACTTTTTGGTGCAGTCTGGTACTATTCACGTACACGCATTTTTTGTGGGGTTTTTATGTGGCCGGTCAGGCAGATTTCTGTTGTTGTCACCGGCAAAAATATTCGCAAAATAAAGAGCTACCCGATGCCGTACACACCTGTGCGGCGCTTCACGGATACCTAAGAGGTAGCTCATGCACACGACTTTAAACGCTCATTCATCCCCCCCGGCGGCACCAGCCATGCCGGTATCATTCCCGGTTCAGGAGCGCTTTATGCGCCTGCCGGAAGTGATCCACGTCTGCGGCCTGTCCCGCTCAACCATCTATGACCTCATCAGCCGCAGTGCTTTTCCGGCGCAGGTATCGCTTGGCGGCAAGAACGTCGCGTGGCTTGCCAGCGAGGTCAGCGCCTGGATGAATGCACGCATCGCAGCACGCGGTCAGGAACGTGCAGCATGATCTTCACCAATTGTTGAGATTTTCCGCCATGCTGAATTTTCCTGTGTTCCCCGGCTTGCGCGCCGGGGCCATTCCCTGGTACAGTCTTTCTGCTGTCGCAAAATCGGCAGCCGGGATTGGCGTCCTGAATACAACGTTGGCGACACCAGACGCGCCTCGCGTCTTTTTTTGTGTCTGTGCCCTGATGCACCCATTTTTCGGGCGACGGTTCTGTATCTGTCGTACCTTCCGCGTAATGGTGGCTCAGGCGGGGGCTTCTCACGAAGCGCCGGTTTCCAATGTTGCCGGTTACGCCAACCCCGTCTGGGCTACCACCAGTGAAATTGGCGTTTCCGGTGGTGGCTGTAAGCTACTAACATTGGAGACTGCCCTCATGGCTACGGTCCTTAATTCCCCATACCCTCAGTTTGTTTTCGTCTTTGCCGCCGTGCGCCGTACCGAGCGCCAGCAGCGTATCCACATGCTCCGCACCATTGCCTCTGACGAACGCGCCGCCCGACTGACGCTGGCCCGCGATTACGTACTGTCCCTTGCTGCCCGTCTGCCGGTCCGGGAGGTGCGCGCATGACTCACACCACCATTTCCCACGCCGACCTGTTACGCCTTGAGCACCTTCGCAACGCCGGACGTTTTATCAGTGACATGACCCTGCTTCAGGAGTGCCACGAGCAGCCACCGGCCACACAGCAGGCGCAGCTGAACTCGCTTATTTTCCTCATCACCGAGCAGCTGGACGGGGTGGTAAACCGCTGTCAGGACGGCTGGATGAACGGGGAGGTTGAGCCATGAGCACACGTATCCTATCAACTGAGCTGCGGTCCGCGCTGTCCCGCCGCGCGGTGGCCTGCGCCTGGCTGACCGTCTGCCGTGAACAGAAGCGCTATCCCGGCCTGACGCTGGCGCGCCTTGAACACGCCATTGAAACAGAGCTGGAAGGCTTCTACCTGCGCCAGCACGGACGCCAGCGCGGTCAGGAAATTGCCTGCGCGCTGCTCGACGACCTGCTGGCCGCCGGGCCGCTGAAGTCGGTTCCGTGCCTGAGCTTTCTGGGACAGGTGGTGATGGATGAACTCTGCGGGCGTCTGAAAGACGCGCCGGTGCTGCACTGAGGGAGAAAAAATGAAAATGACCGTATCAGACTCGGCAAAAGCCGCGCGGGGCCAGTGGCCCCGCATCCTGCCCGCGCTGGGCGTGAAGGTGGTGAAGAACCGCCATACCGCCTGCCCGGTATGCGGCGGAACCGACCGCTTCCGCTTTGACGACCAGGAGGGACGCGGCACGTGGATTTGTAATCAGTGCGGTGCCGGTGACGGCATGGACCTGGTGAAAAAGGCCCTCTCACTGAGCCTGACCGAAGCCGCCGCGCGGGTAAACGGCCTGACCGGCAGCCTGCCACCGGTGGACAGCACGCCTGCCGCCAGCGCGGGCGAAGATAACGAAGCCGCACGCGCCGCCGCCGTGAAGCAGGCGCAGCAGCTGGTCAGCACCGCGCAGCAGGCAACCGGCAACGCCTACCTGTCCCGCAAGGGCTGGCCGGAGCAGTCCTGCCTGACGCTGGCGAAGCCGCAGAAAGTCGCGCTCACGGCGTATCGTGCCGGTGACCTGCTCGTTCCCCTGCACGATACGGGCGGGCAGCTGGTGAACGTGCAGCTGATTAACGCAGCGGGCGAGAAGCGCACGCTGAAGGGCGGCCAGGTAAAAAGCGCATGTCACGTTCTCAGCAACGGCAAACCGGCAGCGCGCATCTGGCTGGCGGAGGGCTACGCCACCGGCCTGACGGTGCACAACCTGACCGGTGACGAGGTGTGGATAGCCCTGTCGTCCGTTAACCTCCTTTCTCTGGCTGGCCTTGCCCGAGAAAAGCACGCCACGCTGCCGCTGCTGATTGCCGCAGACCGCGACCTGAATGGCGACGGTCAGGTGAAGGCGAAGCAGGCCGCCGAAGCCAGCCGCGCCGCCGTGGCCCTGCCGCCGGTGTTCGGTGACTGGAATGACGCCTTTATGCAGCACGGTGAGGAAACCACCCGGCTGGCGCTGGCCGAAGCCGCCACGCCGCCCGCCGCCAGTCCGTTCGACGTGATGAGCGAGGCGGAGTTTTCGGCCATGAGCGCCAGTGAAAAGGCGGAGCGCGTGGCGGAGCACTACCGCAGCGCGCTGGCCGTGGACGCCAGCGGAGAAATTCTGTCCTGCTACCGCTCCGGCGCGTGGAAGGTGATTTCCGGGAAGCAGTTTGAGCGGGACGTGGCGAAGCTGTTCCAGCGCCTGCGTGCGCCGTTTTCGGCGGGCAAGATTTCGGGCGTGGTGGAGACGCTGAAGCTGATGCTGCCGCAGCAGGCCGACCCGGCGCGCCGCCTGATTGGCTTTCGTAACGGCGTACTGGATACCCGCACCGGCGGCTTCAGCCCGCACAGTAAAGACTTCTGGCTGCGCACGGTCAGCGAGGTGAATTACACGAAGCCCGTCCAGGGAGAAACGCTGGCAGAGCACGCGCCGTACTTCTGGCAGTGGCTCGACCGCGCCGCCGGACGCGACCCGGCCAAGCGTGACATCATTCTGGCCGCGCTGTTTATGGTGCTGGCGAACCGCTACGACTGGCAGCTGTTTCTGGAGGTCACCGGTCCTGGTGGCAGCGGTAAAAGCATCATGGCGGAAATCGCCACCATGCTGGCCGGAACGGACAACACCACCTCCGCGACAATTGAAACGCTGGAGTCGTCGCGCGAACGCGCAGCGGTAATTGGCTACTCGCTGATTATTCTGCCCGACCAGGAAAAGTGGAGCGGCGACGGCGCGGGCATCAAGGCCATCACCGGCGGCGATGCGGTGTCCGTTGACCCGAAGTACCGCGACGCCTACTCAACCCACATTCCGGCGGTAATTCTGGCGGTAAACAACAACCCGATGCGCTTCACTGACCGCAGCGGGGGCGTGTCGCGCCGCCGGGTAATCCTGCACTTCCCGGAAATTATCCCGGCAGACGAGCGCGACCCGCAGCTGAAGGAAAAAATCAGCGGTGAGCTGGCCGTTATCGTGCGCCAGCTGATGCAGCAGTTCAGCCAGCCACAGCAGGCCCGGTCGCTGCTTCAGTCGCAGCAGAACTCTGACGAGGCGATGCGCATCAAGCGTGATGCGGACCCGATGGTGGACTTCTGCGGCTACCTGTTCACCACGCCGGAGCCAAACGCGCTTTACATGGGGAACGCCAGCATCAGGCCGCTTCAGCCCAGGCGTTATCTTTATCACGCCTATCTGGCCTATATGGAGGCCAACGGCTATAAGAATCCGCTCAGCATGAAGATGTTCGGCCTGTCGCTGGAGAGCATCATGCGGGAATACGGACAGCACTACATGAAGCGCCGGACAAAGCTGGGTGTTCAGACCAACCTTGATCTGACGGAAGAAAGTAGCACCGACTGGCTGCCAAAGTGCGACGCCCCTCCAGCAGCATGACTATCTAAACCGGCGAAAGCCGGTTTTTTATGCCTGAATTTCACCAGTGATGAATGATATCCTTCACCCTACATCTATCATTCATCAGGTAATTCACTGATATATATAAATAAAAATGAAAGGTGAACAATGTGAAGGGTTTTCTGTAAAATCTTTTTTTATCGAAAATTTGAATTCAGTATCCTCTACTGCAATTAATAAATCTCAAATTTTGATTATGGACGAACCTCAATTCGGCAGATAAGGTACTGAGACAGTCATAAAGGAGATGCGTAATGGATACTGTCGAAGAGCTGAAAGGGACGTATTTTTACAAAGGAATGTTCAATCTTTCCGCTGGAGAGCTTTTTTTCTTCGTGTTCCTGGATGAGGCTCAGAAACAGCTTGGTGTGGAAGATGTAGCCACTTTAGCACTAATAATTTTAGGTCAACCAACCCAAACCACGCGCGCAAAACCAGCCGGAACAACTAAGGGAACTTCAATCTTGAGTGCAAATCTTCGTGTTTGGTTAAAGATTAGAGTGCACCGCTGGCCAACACTTACTACCGAAAGCATTAAAGGATTGAGATTCAGTTACGTAAATAACTTGGGTGCTTTCGCTGGGCGCTGGATACCCATATTGGGTATAGGATTTATCATGAATGACGTGGTTCAAATTGCATGGAAAACGACTCACAGCTATAACCTGATTGCAAAGGAAGGTGACAAGTTATGGTAAAAGACACAATGGAAAGCGCTGTGTTGGAATGGTATGACAATAATTATAATTCTAAGCCTCTTTTTGCAAAAAATAAGCCTGAGCTAACGCTTGAAACCAGTCTATCAACAGGTAAATATCCCTGGGCCAGAGAAACTGGCGACGAAATAATGAATGACTATTTCGAGCGATTTAACGTCGATAGCAGCGAATTTGATTTTCTTGCATACTGGCCTTATGAAAAAGGATTTCTACCTAACTTCTTAAGGCCTAAATCCCAAAAGCTCCCTGACGTTGAACCGAAACCCTTGACGATTCATATGCTCGTTGAATCAGCGAAAGCCGGACGGTGGCTTTTCAGCTAATCGATGCAAGTTGCTAGCTCGTCCAGTAAGGGCCAGTGCGGTTAGGTTCCGTCTTTCGGAGCCTAACTCATCGGTCGGGGGATCTGCTGGTTGGCTACTCTTCAATCTTAGAGATCATCTGCCCTTAAAAAAAATTGATTAAAATAAAGCGGGGGCACAAAAGGGGGCATTCTTAGTTTTGTGTGATTTTATCTTCATAAAAAACATATGGTTGCAGTGTTATTTGAGTCCGGCCTTCGGCACCATGTATGGAAATTAAAGTCGCCTAAGGGCGGCTTTTTTTTGTGTCTAGAATTGAGCGTTAGCAAGGTTTTCACCATTTTTACTAAATCTAAGTCGAGCCGGTCCACATTAAACACATTATCGATATGGGAAATGCGGTAGATGTGTCTTGGTTCAAAAATATTTACACCCATCACTAACATCGAAAAGATATTGAAAATTGCTAAAACGGGGTGAATATTTTAACATTATCTACAGACTCACATTAGCTATGCTGTTTAATGATCCAGCATACTGCAAAATATTATTTTTCTCTCAGTAATTTAGAGGGAAAATCAAGAATAAATTGTCATGATTTTAACTGCGATTGTGGATGATTTCCTTAAAGTGAAAAAATATGAATGAATTTTATTCATTAAATAATACCTCGAAAAATTAGCAGTATATTTTATATAATATAATATCTGTAGACATCGTTTTGTCATAATTAAAAATACGAATATTTAGTTTTATTTTAAATCTTACCTTGTATTTTAAAAAGAACTAAATTAATTCTTTAGTAAACATTAGTAATCAATATATTTGATTTTTCAATGCAAGGGGTAAATGAATTTATTTTTTTTAAACTATAACATTCTAATGAGGTGCGAATAAATTTAGGTATATCTCAAGTTGATTTTTGCTGCCCCTTTTTTTATTGAATATTATTGGCAGGCTAGATGATTGAGAAGTATTTTGGGACGCATAAAAAAAGGATTTTAACTCCTTGGTATGTGATTTTTTAAAAAAATACCATTGATTTTTCATTAAGATTTCATTAGTGTACATTTTAAGAAAAAATTAAGGTCATCAATGTTTCCGTTAATTGAAGTGCTATTCTGAATAGCAAGGGCCAGAATGCAAAACTTGATAATTAGTTGGGTAACGAATTGATTGTAATCGATTTTTTTTGCGGTTGTGGTGGGGCTAGTGAAGGCTTACGTCAAGCAGGCTTTGACGTTGGGCTTGGTATTGACATAGATCCACAAGCTTCAGAGACCTATAAAGCTAATTTCCCAGAGGCTGCTTTTATTTTTCAGGACATCAGAAAAGTAACTGTAGAAAAAGTGGCAAATTCTATTGCATTCAAAAGTGAAAATGGTCTGCTTCTAAGCGCATGTGCTCCATGTCAGCCATTTTCACAACAAAATAAAAATAAATATGAGGATGATGAAAGAATCTCGCTTCTTGATGAGATTCACCGCTTTATATCAACACTTTTACCTGAATATATCATGCTTGAAAATGTACCGGGTATCCAAAAAATTGATGGGAAAAAAGAAAGCCCTTTTACAAGGCTCTTGTCGCTATTAGATGATTTGGATTATAAATATACTTATTTCGTGGCTAATTCCGATCAATATGGAGTGCCACAAAGAAGAAAACGTTTTGTATTATTGGCCAGTTTACTTGGGCCCATTTCAATGCCAGAAAAAACGCATGGTTTTGATAATTCACCAGTCAAAACAGTTAGGGATTTTATTAAAGATTATCCAAGACTGGAAGCAGGTGAGATAGATGAATTTGATGAATTGCATCGAGCCGCTGAATTGACCGAAATAAACTTAAAAAGAATAAAGAACACCCCTGAAGGTGGAGATCGCAGAGATTGGCCATTAGATTTGATTAATGAATGTCATAAAAGTTATAAGGGCCATACTGATACCTATGGCAGAATGTCATGGGATAAACCCGCACCAACTTTAACGACTAAATGTAATAGCTATTCAAATGGCCGGTTTGGTCATCCTGATATTACGCAGAATAGAGCTATAAGCATTAGAGAAGCATCGAGACTACAAACTTTTCCATCAAATTACATCTTTAAAGGCGCACTCAATTCGATAGCTAAACAAATAGGCAATGCAGTACCTTGTGAACTGGCTCGTCAATTCGGACTCCATTTTCTTAAACATTACGAGATATTTAAAAGGGGATAAAAATGGCTAAATTTAGGACTAGAGCCAGAACCTTAGACTTATTAGGGCGTCAACAGATTGCTGGTATCCCTACTGCAATCAATGAATTGCTGAAAAATGCTCATGATGCTTATGCTGATAATGTAGACATCGACTATTTTCGTGAAGAGAGTATTTTTGTGCTCAGAGATGATGGTTTGGGCATGTCTAGGTCAGATTTTGAGAACAGATGGCTAACTCTTGGAACAGAGTCAAAAGTTAAAAATTTAAACACATCGCTCCCGCCTGTAGATATTAATAAAAAACACAGGAATCAAATGGGCGAAAAAGGGATAGGCCGTTTAGCTGTTGCCTCTATTGGAAAACAAGTTTTAATTATAACAAAAACAAAAGAAAGCAAAGAATTAACCGCCGCTTTAATTAACTGGCAAATATTTGAACTGCCAGGTTTGAATCTTGATGACTTAACCGTTCCTGTTAAAACGTTCGAAGAAATGCCTAGTTTATTACAAATAAACCTCATGAAAGAAGAATTAACCGATTCCTTGAACTCACTGCTAGAACAAGAATTAATAGGGAAAGAAAGTTACGATGAAATTGTTAATACAATCTCATCATTCAATATTTCTCCAAATTTATTTAGTAAAAGGTTAATTCGTTTCAAATCGTTTGATAATGAGAATGTTAGTGGGACAATGTTTTTTGTGTCCCCTGTTGATGATATTTTAAATTCTGATATTGATGGAGATGGTAGTAGTAAAGAGGCTACAAAAATGGAAAAGATGCTAATGGGTTTCCACAATACCATGACTATTTTCCATCCTGAACCTCTATTAGATATCATTTTTAGGGATTATCGCAGTCACAATGATACATATGTTGATATAATAGATAGAGAACATTTTTTTACAAGCAATGACTTTGAGCAAGCCGATCACCATTTTCATGGCTATTTCGATGAATATGGCCAGTTCAAAGGGAATATTCGGATATATCATGAGAAGAATTTTGAACATATAGTTAATTGGTCCGGAAATAGCTTCAATCTTACTAGCTGTGGTCCATTTGAAATAAATCTAGCTTACGTGCAAGGTGACAGACGCCACTCAATGATGGCTAATGAAGATTACGCTAGAGTAACATCAAAATCCGATAAGTTTGGTGGGTTGTATATATATAAGGATAATATAAGAATATTACCTTATGGTGACTCTGATTATGATTATTTAGAAATTGAGAAAAGAAGATCAAAACATGCCGGGTTAGCCTTTTTTTCCTATAGAAGAATGTTCGGTGTGATAAGTCTTTCTCAGGTAAATAATTCTAAGTTAAAAGAAAAAGCTGGTCGTGAAGGATTTATTGAAGACCAAGCATATAAACATTTACGAGATATCCTCAAGAATTTCTTTATTCAATTAGCTGCTGATTTTTTTAGAGATGATATAAAAGCTGGTCCTAAAGCTGAATTGTGGGCAGCTAAGAGGAATGAACTATTATCATCTCATAAAGCTTTAGAAAAAAGAGAAGCGCAAGCAAGAACAAAGAAAATAAAGTTTGAGACAGCTCTTAATCAATTTTTTGAAAATAATACTAATGGATTAATTGAGCAGGATGTTAATAGTATAGTAACTAATGGGGGGCAACTATTCGATAATGTATTTTCTCTTAAAGACCCGGATATAGCAAGTCAAAAAATAATTGATATTGAAAGTCAGCTAAGGGAAGAACTTACTAATTATAAGCGTACTATTATAGTTCCAGCCCCTAGAGGTTTTTTATTAAGAGGATCGGTGAAGCAAGATTACAATACATACTTGATTGCTATTAATGAATTAGAGGAGCGCTGCTTTAAACCAGCTGTGTCTGAAATAGATAAACTAGTAGAAAAAGCTATAAATGAATATCAGATAAAAATTAGTAAACGTAAACGTCTTGAGCAGGCTGTTGATTTTATCTCGACAGAAGCAAAAAAAATAAATATCGAAAAAAGAAAGATTACTCAGCAAGTTGTTCTTGATATCAACAAAAGAGTAAAAGATCTAACATCTGATCTCATGATTGATCTAGACAATCAAATTAGAATAGTTAAAGATAAATTCAAACATATTAATATTGCAAATGAGTCAGACCTTGACTTAGTCGAAAAAAGAAATGAATTAGCAGCGGAAATTACAGCAATTAGTGAGCGAAATACTAATGTTTTAGATGCTGTTATTAGGCAGTTGGAGGGTGTTTATTGGGAGAAAGATAGTGAAAATAATTATATCACCAACGATCAAATAACAGACGCTCTAGGCGAGGAAGTTGAAACTCTCCGGGAAAAAATACACGCCGATATTGAACTTAGCCAGTTAGGCTTGGCCGTTAGTATTATTCATCATGAATTCAATAGCACAGTACGTTCTATTCGTACAAGCCTTCGTGATTTAAAAGCTTGGTCTGATGTTAATGAAGATCTTGAAGGTGTTTATAAAAATATAAAGATTAATTTTGAACATTTAGATGGGTACTTAAATCTTTTTACTCCTTTGAATAGAAGGTTACAAAGAAAAAAAGAAGAAATTAAGCTATTAGAAATAAAATCATTTTTGATTGATCTCTTTAAAAGCAGAATGGAAAGGCACAGTATTACATTTAAACATACCAAAGGATATGCCAAAGGAACTCTTTTTGGATTTAGATCATCCTTTTATCCGGTATTCGTAAATGTAATTGATAACGCAATTTATTGGCTTAATGAAAATAACGAAAACGATAAAGTTATACGATTACATGCGGATGAGCATGGCGCTGTTTACATTTCAAATAACGGTAAAAAGATTGACGAACGAGACAGAGATAGAATCTTTAGCTTAGGATTTTCTAGGAAAAATAATGGCCGTGGAATGGGATTGCACATAAGCAATGAAGTCCTCGAAACAATAGGATACAAATTAAGTCTGGATGAACCTAAAGTGGGTTCAACTGTTACATTTAAAATTTCCTTGATAGAAGAGTAATAAAATGAATACATTTAATGAGCTCTCGGAAAACGTAATAAATAATTTTATTCAAAATATTATTTTTATTGATGATAAAGCTTACAATAATGGGCCTTCAGATCAACATGAGTTTGATGCTCAGGAAGTAACCAGGATATTTTCAAAAAAAGGAAAAATCTGCGCTGTTTATAAACCTCAAGTCGTTAGTGATCTAGATTATCTGACATTAATTGCGAAGAAAGCGGATGTGGCAATACTCGATTGGCAAATAGTATTAAAAGAAGAATCATCAGATAATGATGAGCCTCAAGATGACGAGGCTGATGCAGATGAAGATGATGTTCGAGGAGTATATACAAAAAGAATTATTACATCTTTACTTTCTGATGTAGATACACAGAATTGCGTCAAATTAATCATAGTATATACAGGGGAAGTGGATCTCGTTGCTATAGCATTAGAAATTAAATCATCATTGATTGAGAAAAATATTAAGGGTTTTTCAATTAATGATGAAGACCCTTGTTCAGTTGTGTCTGATAACTGCAGAATATTGGTTTTATCTAAATCGAATGGTAGTACAAGTCGACAGCATTTACCTGCATTTGCGGGTAGAATAAAAAGATATGATGAGCTTCCTGATTTTATTTCTATGCAATTTACAGAAATGACAGGTGGATTACTTTCTAATTTTGCAATGGAATCACTTGCGGAAATTAGACGTAATTTTCATCATATACTTACTCTGTTTTCAAAAGAACTTGATGCTGCTTATCTTGCCCATCAAAGCTTATTACCTAATGCGTTAGATGCTAATGAGTTATTAGTCCAATTATTAAGTGATACATTTTCATCAATAATAAGATACAAAGATCTTAATCATTTTTTAGATGAGGATAAAATTAAATTATGGTTAATTGATAATATTGAGGAAGGGAATCGATCGCTATATTTAAAAGATGGTAATCCCGATAATGTAAATTACTTAAGAAATCCAGATGTTCTCATTAAGTTGTTAAAGTCGCATCCAGATGTCAAAGAAAAATACTGTGAAGCAATAGTTTCAAGCGATGGGGGGAATATATCAAGAACAAAAATAGAATTGTTAATGTCAAAGTACGCAGCTACATTATTCACAGACTTCGAAGTTTTTGACTCTGTCAATAAAAAATTCGCTAAGCTTTGTTATCATAGAAGTGCTATTTTTTCCCCTGGTCATTTGCCTTATTTATCATTGGGCACGGTAGTTCAAAGTACTTTGGGCGATCGCTGTTATTATATCTGTATTCAGCAAAGATGTGATTCTGTGAGAATTAACAATGGCGAACTTCGTCGATTCTTATTTATATCTCTTGAACAGGTCAATGATGGTGCTTTTAACTTCCTCACTCCTGATGGCGTAAAGTTAAAAATAAATAAATCTACATATTCATTGCGGACTGTAAAGTTTACCGGTACTCAAGGTGTTGCGTTAGCCAAGATATCTGGTAATAGGAAATACTTTGAACCTGCTTATTACTCTCAACAACATCCTGAAAGATTCGAATTTATAGTAGAACTTAAAGAACTTTATGCGCAACAGATAGTAGATGAATATAGTTCAAGTCTTTCAAGGGTAGGTCTCGATGAGCCGGAATGGGTTAGACGTTTAAACTGATAATCATCACGTCGTAATGGCCTGTAAAAGTGACCATTACGACATTATCGATCTTTGTTTACTTTTTTCTTTTTAAATGCATAGCGATAAATTTTATTTTATTTTTGATACAGATACTATTCTAAATGATAATTCAATTCGGTTTTTGAATAACCTTATCTTTATCACATCAATTAGCAAAGGTCTTCGCATTCCCCTTCATTTTTCGGGTACCGTATCGCTGCCGCAGCTATCACTTTTTCAAAGATAAAAAAGTTCCAATGTTTCTATGACAGCTCAGCTGATGCGGCGTGAAGAGCTTTGCGTTAATCACAAGATTCTACACCATGTTTACTGCATGCTGAACTGAATTTTCGGCGTAAGTGTAAATAACGTCTGCCGGTGCGCGATTAGGCTCCCCTAACCACACCGGAAGCACTCAAACAGAGCTAGTCGATTGATTCAATGCACGATACGCTAACATCTGGCCGACGTTTTTGAATTTCAATGTCTTTAATGATTTTAATCATGAGCTTCTGACTATCGAAATTGACCTAAATATCCTGGCCCAGCAGGTCGTGCAGATGCTGGACAGGATTGTGGCTCACCGTGAATATCCGCTGAAAATGCGGATGGATAACGGATCGGAATTGGTCTCACTTTCCGCTAGCGTTGCTAAAGAAAATTAAATAAAAATTTGCAGTTAGTACAGTTAAAAAGGCCCCGTGTAAAAAGTACTGATTAATTTTTTCTCACCTTGCTGTTGCGCTTATTATTATTTCTTACCAGATAAACCTTTCGCTTTATATTAAAATGATTTTATAAATAGCTTATTTCACGCTGTTTTAAGCTGGACTTTCCCTCTCTTTCCTGATGATATATACAGGTATTTAGCGCGGCACGGATGTGCGCCAACACACCCGCGCCGCTAATCACAATCACTATTTAGAAGGAATAGTAATCATGACTGACGCCCATTCTATTGCACAACTGTCTGAACCAGAAGTCTCTACGGCAAATAACCGTCAATTAACGGTTGGCTACGCGAGTCGCTATCCGGATTACAGCCGGATTCCCGCCATCACTATGAAAGGGCAATGGCTGGAAGCAGCCGGTTTTGCTACGGGTACAGCAGTAGATGTAAAGGTAATAGAAGGCTGCATTGTGCTAACCGCCCGGCAGGAGAGCGAACTGATGCAGTCTCTGCGCCAGGTGTGCAAACTCTCGGCGCGGAAACAAAAGCAGGTGCAGGAGTTTATTCAGGTCATATCAGGTAAACAGAAAGTCGTCTGAATGAGAAGCCGCTCCCGATATCGTATCGGGAGCGGTTAAATATCAGGTCGCGATCACTTCCACCATCATATCTGTTTTCCTGCTCGCTTCATTGTTCGCCACGTTCCCATCCTTGTAACCCATCGCCTTATTTACCTTGCCGAGAAAAGTTATCACTGACGTAGAGATCATTTCGTTTTGATACAAAGTTAATGCGCCAGTAGCAAGTTTCTTAATCGAAGTGAACCTTCCTTGTCTGATCATCCTCAAACATTATCGTCAACTTATGCATGATGATGTGGAAGATTAGCTGGGGCACAGACCACCTTCCGTTTGAAGGATCAATAGGCGTTACGGCGGTGTTTACCTTAATCATGGAGCCGCGTGTCGCAAAAAATCATGAGATATCGTAATTTTTTGTATCCCTGGCCATTTGTCCCAACAACTGATGACCTTGCTCTGATACGCGATAACGTGGTCTCGATGAGCTTTCGTTATAAACAGCATCGACCATCCCTTCATTCATCAGGTTGGTGACTATGTTCGCGACATTGCTAAAGCCTGGAATACCCCTTGTAGCAAGAGTGCGATCCAGTATCATCCATGTCCATTCTATGTCTTTTTCTGCCATGACTTTCAATACATTAAATTCGGTATTCGTTATCTTCATTTCAGTGCATCCGGATGGAATAAATCAACGTCTTTAAGTTTAAAATCTTCCAGCGTTGCCGTATGGGCATTGTTCCACATATCATAACCTGCAACACCGTCTGGTTCACCTGCTTCCCATCCCAGGTTACAGTAACGCTGATATTCCCGACATTCATGAGTGTAGTAGTTTAAATCCACTTGCTCAGGGAGCATTTCTCCTTTTTCGATGTTTTTCAGCCTGCCTACCATTACGTCATTTGCCGGGTCGTGGTCGAAACGAGATATATGTTTCTCAACGGTTGCTATCCCTTCATGAGTTATATTAACGCCATCCGTTGTCAGGTTTTCAATCGGCCCACCAGCTTTTTCAGGATCAAACTCTCTTCCAGAGGCAGCGCCTCTGGCCCCAAAATGCTCAAGTTCCTCTATTTCAGGAAAACGCATTCTTCCCATTGTCAGCCCGGCGGCAAGAGATGCACCTGCAATCAGCAGACCTTTATTATCCACTACCTGATTGTAACCTGCTGGCGCATCCCCGCCGAGTTGCTCTGCTGTCTTCCTGAATCCATCTATGTTGCCGTTATAAACGCCTCCCGCGGCCAAAAGCCTGCCCGCTGATTTGCTGTTGATGGTTTTTGCTGCTTGAGCGTGTTGCACGGGCGCTGACGGGTGAACGTAGTACAACGGGCGTTTTTGTTGCTTTGATATGAGATAGCTCAGGTGGGAGTTAAGGAACAAGGGCAGATCATTTCGGAGGTTGCCGGAGGAGGTCAGCACACCCATTAAGGCATTGCCGCTCATGTTTGTTTTCAGCAGAACAACCTTTCCGGATTTGATGTCGTCCAGTGTGTCACGATATGACATCCAGGGGCGTTGCCAGTGAAACTGGTGATACCGGCTGACAAAATAGCTGTAGCCCTGAGGTAAATTCCACTCCTGGATGTTCCGGTTTGGTAGGGTGGTATCCGCTAGATCTCGTGCCGCATAGTCCGGGTGGATTATGTGAGGAATGTCCTCGAGGTATATATTGTCCAGTGATTTTGCCTGATAGTGATGAAGCATAATGTCCCTTTAGCGCCATCGTCGAGCATCGATTTTAAGCTAGTCGATGTTGAACAAAATTTAAGCCTACCCTTTGGCCTAAGAAAGGGGAAGTGTTGGGTGATCGCTAATCGACACGAAATTGATTTCATCGCGATTCGGCAGGCTTTACTCTCTACACCACAGGTAAAATTACCTAATGGGCTGATGTATTATGGAACAATTGAGGTGGTTATAAATGGAAGCAAAACGTGTCCCGGTGGGGTTTAGAATCCTGGTCGCATTATCCTTGTTTGTGTTTAATTTTCTTATTGCAAGGCCGTCAGATCCCTCGACAGAAGGAGAGCGGCAGTTCTGGACAGCGTTAGCAAAGCTATTTAATCAACGTGATATCGAGGGTTTTATAGGGATCTCGTTAATAGTCATCTGTACAGTGGTAACGCTCATCGGTTATCAGATTATAACCAGAGCGATAGAGAAGAAAATTAATAATAAATAA